TATATATATAAAAAAAAAATAATAATAATAATAATATCAGGGGTTGCGCTTTTAAAAAGCGCAACCCCTGATTATAATTATAAAATCTTACAAAATAAATTAAGGGTATGTATGTTTTTAAAAACATACATACCCGATAATTAGTAAGAAAGAAAGAAATAATATTTTCGTAACTATGCTTTCTAAACAATCAGTTTCTGTTGTTTAGAAAGTAACGGTATATTGTGGTGGTGAATATATTCCCCAGCCACCCTGCGCTCCGGTTTTTGAAAAAAAAGCGCACCGCGTTGCGATGGGCGTCTGTCGTTTACCAATAGCCCCTCAATTGCGCCACGTTGGCTCTACAGCCCCGAATTGTGCTTCATAAGGCTTCCATCCCTAAAAGCACTATTAAACGCTGTACGGCTTTGCTGAACCGGTTAATGTATCAAAATCCATCCTACGGCTGTTGTTAACGAAAACAAAGAAGCGAACGATTTGAGATTTTTTTCTGCCGACGGGAACAAAATCGGGAAATCCGTCGTATAATAAAGTGAAATCGGAAAGCTGAGGGGGTGAAGCCCATGCGGTGGGTTATGACGGACACAACGTATAAGGAACATCTGCGACGTCTTAGGAAAAGCAGGAAAGACGCCATTCGTTTCATAGCCAAGTGTCGTAATGGTGAAGAGGTGGTGGTGACGGCTCCGCTTGAAGCGATGAGGTTGGTGGCGTCGGGTGAAATCACGGTCGTTTCCGACCCGCTTTGGCGAATGTTCTCTCCAGACCTATGGTGCATAGTTCAGAAGCTCCTTTTTTACACACTGGACAAAGTAGAGTTCATCATTACCACAGGCGACCTTACCATTGTTCCGCCTGACAACGTGAAAGAAGACTATCCCAGCAACTGGGCTATCAACTACGACAGAAACATTACACTCATCAAAGGAGATGGAGAGATAAGATGAAAAGGACAAAGGTAACACGCGAAGCTGTGCTGAGCAATCCCGTAGGCTACGTTCGATACCTGAAGGGTTTGCCGTTTGTTCACACCGTTTTTCGTTGTCAGAACAAAGCCCCGATGTTTTCTAACTGGACGGCTGAAAGTGAAGACGAAGCCGTGTTGGCAGAACACCTACGCAACGGCGGTCAGCTGGGCGTGTCGCTTAAGACCGGTTGGGTTGTTGTGGACATAGACGCCGACGCCGAAGCCGAACGGCTTTCTGAGATTTATCCGTTCGTCTTCAAAACCGTTCGCGGTTGTCATCTGCTGTTCCGCCAACCGCTTTGGGCAAATCTGAAGTGCGAAACGAAAGTAGAGACGGCGTCGGGGTTTGCTGTTGATTACAAAGTCCTGCGACCGAACAGAAAGGGCGTTTACATCGTTGCTCCTTGTTCGGAAGCAGGTCGGGATTTTGCGTTCACGCCCAAGACGGAAGCCGATGTGCCCCTGCTTCCGTTGGAGTTTTATCTGCCGAAACATCAAGACTTTCCAGTCCCTGAGGGCAAACGCAACGATACGTTGTTCCGTATTATGCGTCAGTTCAGGCTGTTCATGAAGGAACATCCAGAGGTAACTGAAGACGAGGTCTACGGTGCCGGACGGCGTCTGAATAGGATGTTGGATGTTCCGCTTCCAGACAATGAGCTGGAGAACCTGATACGCAACGCATTGACGCTACCTGATGAGGATGGATTTGAAGAAACCCTGCGGATGTTAGAAAGCACCACAGAAGAGGAGAAGGAGAACCCTTTCCTGAGAGCGATGGCACTGAAGGATATAGTGGGCTGTTCTCGTCCTTACTTCTGGGAAGGCGTCTGCAGAAGAGGAGACGTCGTTCTTCTTAGTGGTGCGCCCAAGTCAGGGAAAAGCACATTCGTCAGGTCTTTGGCTCTTTCCACCGCAAACGAAACGAAATGGTTCGGCGACATCCAACAGGGTATTGTTTTGTGGTATGCCCTTGAGGAATACTCAACGGACATACGCGACATGGCTAATGTAGCCTCAGAACGATACGGACTGACTACAGACAACATTTACGTTGTGGAAGCAAACCCAGCAGAAAGCAGGGAACCCGTAAAGGATTTCATTGAAGCTTTACGGATGCACTGCCAAAAACTCAATCCTGTGCTGATAATTGTTGATACCGTAGGGCGTCTCATGACGGGTGTGGACATCAACGATTATATCAGCGTGGGTCGTTTCATTGAAAGTATACGGTTTGCCATACGCGACATTCCTTCGCAACCTGTGGTGTTCCTTGTTCACCACACGAACAAAGCACTGGAGCGCACTCCGCTTGGTTCACAGGCATTTCAGGGTTCCTGCGACGTGTTGATTAGCCTTGAGAGGAAAGAAGACGGTGCGACCTTCAGTGCGGTTGGACGCGGAACCCATCCGAAATATATGGAGAAAGTCCCCCTCTACTTCGACATGGGCGTTCTAAGGAAAGAAGCCGTAGTACCGCAGGGCGTAGCGAAGCTGGTACGGCTGATACACACGAGAAAGCTGAACGACGCCGAACAGATAATGAACTACGGAAAAGGCGCATTCAGAGCAGACATACGGAGAATGTTTCGTATGGGACTGCTTTATGAGGACGGCGATAAGATTTACACCAACAGTCAGCATCGGCTGTTGGAGCGGTATCTGGGCGAACCTGAAGACGAACCAGAAGAAACGAAAAACCTCTTTGCCGATGTTGGCGAAATCGCAGAAAATGTGATAGAATACCCAACGGAAACGACGGCTGAGGAAATCTCCGCTGAAGAACCCGAACCAAAGAATGACGTCGCAACGGAAGGAGATGATGACATGCTTTTGAAACGGCTGAAGGAGCAGGGGTGGTGCTTTTTATCTGAAGCCGACACTTTCCTTGACGACACGTTCCAAAAGACAGAAGACCATGCCTTCATGGTTTCGACGCCTGAAGAGGCGTTGGAAAAAATGAAAAGCGAAGGCAGAGAGCTAAGTCTTGTAGAGACACTGAACAGGGCTTATACGGCGTTCAAACAACCGCTTCGTGGTGAGCTGTTTGATATTGACTGGAAAGCACCCGTTGCGTTTGTTCCTACGGTCGTAGGTGGAAAGACCCGATGGATTGTGTTCTACGCACCGTCACACGTCGACCTGACGCCGTTGCTGTCCAAAGGAAGGGATGCGGTGAGAAAGAACCAACCATTTTTCTTAGAAGAGACAAAGGAGATGGTGAAAGCAGATGACGGATGAACAGAAGAACAAACTGATACAATGGTTTGCGGAAGGGCGTAGTGCAGATTACATCATACAGCAAATGCGTCTGGAAGGCGTTTTCTTGTCGCCTTCCGACGTGTTGCGCCTTTATGATGAAAACCAAAAAGAAGTAGAAGCATCCCTGCGCTACGTCAACAGGATGGACTGGAGCCATCTTCTGAACAGGACGCTTGGGATTTTGGACGTTATACAGGACAACCTAAATCCCAAGCGACCCGACGCTGTTGTAACGGCATTGCGTCTTATTGCCGAAATCCTGAAGCTTCGCACTACGTCTGATGAAGAGCGCAGGCGCATGGAAGAGGACATTGCCCATCGCCTGAGGATGCTGGACGAAAAAGGGGAAGAGTTGAAGGAGCTACAGAAGATTGGAATTGTTCGGTTCAGGGAGATAGACATTGGAGATGAGTAAGAAACAACCGCCAATCGTAAGCATATCGGATATTACGCGAAAGCCATATCTTTTCGTTATTCCGCCGAACGAAAAGATACTGGAGTTTTGGAAAAGCCCAGCAAAGTATAAGGTGCTTCTTGGCGGAAACCGTAGCGGAAAAACAGAGAACTGTGCCGTAGAAGTCATTTGGCATTTGCTGGGCGAACATCCTTTTTTGAAGGTTCCCGACCCACCCGTTAGATGGCGCATACACTTGGTAAACTATGCCAAGTTGAAGGAAGTCATTGAAGAGAAGTTTACGAAGTATTTGCCTGAAAGTCTGCTTTTTGGTGGCTCTTGGCGAACCGCTTACAACCAGCGGTTCAACATTTTGCGTTTGAAAAACGGCTCTACCGTTTCCTTTACAACGCAACGACACACCATACGCGAACTGGAAGGAGCGTCTCTGCATGGCATATGGATAGATGAAGAGTGCCCAGAAGAGCAGTTCAGGGCAATGCGCTTCCGTCTTTTGGATACGGACGGAAAGATGCTTGTGTCGGCTACGCCATTGGACGGCATCACGTGGCTTTATGAGCTGGTGGAGCGCAGTCAATATGACCCGAACTATTTTGTGAAACAGGTTTCTGTTTATGAAAACAAATACATAGATAAAGACGTGTTAGCCGACCTTGAAAAAGTGGTAAGCGACCAAGAGCGGGACATACGCTTGTACGGCAAAATGCTGAACCAAAGCCGACGGGTGTATAATGAGTTTGACGAGACCCGCCATGTGGTGGGCATTACGGCATTCCCGCCTGCCAACAGTTTGTGGGCTGTGGGATTGGATTGGGGTTGGCGTCATAACAGCGCATTGGTGTATGCATGTAAAATTGACGACATTATTTACATTGTAGACGAGTTTGTCATGAAAGGCGTTCCGTTGGGTGCTTTGGGTGAAGAGATTGTCTCGTGGTGTTTAGATGCAGGTATACCGCCGACGCGGATGCGGGTGGTCTACGACGCCCAGCTGAAAGCCGTAGACACCAACGGACAGCCCATGATTAGCGTAGTGAACGCCACGCACCCGCTTCGGCTTATTCCGTCCACGAAAAGAGAGGAGAGCATTTCAACAATAAACGATATGTTTCGGCGGAACAAGATATACATTAGCGAAAACTGCACCAGACTAATAGAGGCATTGAAGCATTTCTATTACAGGAACAGCGTAAAGGCAATGACTGAAGACGAACACAAAGACGTCTGCGATGCTTTCAGGTATGTAGTGTATTATCTGCGCATGATAGACTATGATGAGTACAATGGTGAAGAAGAAGAAGCCATTGGTGCGCCTTCTGGTATAATTAAACTCATGGATGCCATTTACGAAAGGCGCAGTGGAAACAAAGGCAATCCGTATCTGAAGAGGTGATGGATATGTTTCTCCGACCTGAAGAGCTGTTCAAGGGACAGCGCATAACGCGAAAGATAAATGCTGTGGTACTTCACTATTCGGCGGTTGCCGGTAAGAAGACCGCAGATGGAGTGAAGAAGCAAATAGAAGCCATTCGTGAGAACCACAAACAGCGTGGATGGAAAGACATCGGTTATCACATAGGCATCGACCTGCTGGGCAGGTATTGGCAGCTGCGTCCTATCAATGAGGTTGGGGCACACGCAAAGGGTTATAACGCCAACAGCATCGGCGTCGTGATGTTGGCAGATGAAGAACAGCTTCAGAACGCTCCGCTTGTTGAAGACGCGGTGTTGCGACTGTTTAGCTATTTATCTATCAAGTTTAGGCAGCCTGCCTTCTTCTTACACAGGCAGTTGAACCAAACGCACTGTCCGCCCATCCGCAAAGAGTTTGAAGAACGGCTAAAGGCGTTAGGTTATCTGAGTGGTGGTGATGAGCATGGAGAGTAAGGAGTTAATCGACCTTTACCAAAACTATGTAATGGCGTATTCGCAGCGCAACGACCAGATACGCGAATTAAGGCGACAGGCATATGCGGAGCGATTTCAGCATGAGCCTGCGGTAGAAGGTGGAAGCGACCTGCAGTTGCCACTAACCCGTTGGGTGCTTGACGTTATTTTGGAGCGTCTATTTCTTTCGCTTTTCGGTTCACCCGATTTCGTGAGAGTGATACCGAAAAGCCTTGAAGACAGCGAATTGGCAGAAGGTGTAGCGAAAATACTCAACGCCTACGCACAACCGCAACCCATTTATTTGGCACTAAGCGATGCCCTTCTTCTTGGAGAAGGTGTTGTTCGGTTGGGAATGGAAGTCTTTGAAGAGCGTTGGGGCAAACGCAAAAAGAGGAAACGACCCTTCCTAGAATGGATACCCCTAGAAAACGTTTATTTCTTTTCGCCTTTGCAGGACAATCCAGAAAAGCGTGGCGTGTTCTGGATACACTACATGAAGAAAAAGGCTGTGGCAGAGGCGTTTGGAATAGACATTAAGAGCCTGCCTGAAACCAGCGAAACGCCGTTTTTCCTGCCGACGTCGGTAGAAGAGATGTTGCCTGTGAGCATGTTCGCTGGAGAAAGCGAAGCCATGACGAAGGTAGCCGAGTTTTATTTCCCAGATGAAGAGCTTGGCTATCGTCACGTTATCTACCTACCGGATGCCAACCTGTTCCTTACTGATGAAAAATCCGCTTTGCCTTTCGACGGTGCGCCGTTGTTCTTGTTGCGTTTGTTCCCGTTCGGCAGTGGCGGTTTGGGTGCTTTGCTTTCGCCGATAGAAGAAGAGCTGACGGTTTACCACAACCAGAAGGTGGATGCCAACACGTTCAGGCTGATGCCGATTTATCGGGTGGTATCGACGTCCCCTGCGCTGAGAGACAAAGAAGAATGGACGGCGGGGAAAAAGATTGTGGTGGACAGCCCAGACGACGTTACCCCGCTTCCTGTGCAGGAGCTGGTAACCAGTGAAAGAGACGAAATGTTCCTGTGGGAATTGGCAAAGCTGGTCAGCGGGGTCAACGAACTGTTAAGCGGTGTTCCTACAGTTAAGGGCGACAACACCGCTTATGAAGTAGAGATAGCGATGGCGGAAGGAAGCGTTCGTTTCCGCAGGTTCATGATATTCGTTGCCGAATGGATGCGCCGTATCATTCAACATGAGCTTCTTCTTCTACAAATCATGGGTGATGAAGAGGAGATGGCGAATATTTGTTATCCCAACCCCAACCCATTGCAGATGATAGAACCCCTTGACATTCTTCACAGATTTGTGTATAATTTCAATACGGTACTGACCAATAGGCAGATGGAGATACAGAAGTGGATACTGTTGAGAAACCTGTTGGCTCAGGAGCCGTTGTTTGTGGAAAACAAGCAGGCGCAGTGGTATCTGTTGCGACAGATACTTACTGCCTTTGACGTAGACTACAGGCTGATTATCGGGGAAAAGCCTGTAGCAGAAAACCAAACCCCGATTGACATACAAAGCTTAATCCAAACACTGAGAGGGGGAATGGGTAATGCTGGACAAGTTTAAAAGCCTACTCGGATTGGGCGGTGGGGAAGAGAAAGAAGCGGGGACTGAAGAGAAAGAGAAAGACACTCAGGAGAATGGCGACGGCGTGGAAGGAAAAACCTATGAAGACATCTTTGCCGAACTGATAGCGAAGGCAGGTGAAGAAGCGAAAGCAGAAGAAGAACGCTACAGAGAGCGCACAAGAAAGATTGTAGAAGAGCCTGCACCACAGCCTGAAGCAAAAGACGAAGCGAAGCCTGAGGTACAGCTTGACGAAAACGCGACGGTCAGCGACCTGCTGAATGTCGTTCTCAAGGAAGTAGACCGTCGCATTCGCGATGCGCTTTCCAGTATTCCGCAGACTGGTATTGTAGAAAGCATCGTTCGAGAAAACCCGACGCTGAAGACGGTAGAAGACGATGCCATAAAGATTGTAGATAAGCTACCCGCAGAGTTACGGAAACGCGAAACGGTAGAGATGCTCATGTGGGCTTTGAAGGGCATGAAGGCAGAAGCAGAGAAGCGTTCGGTTCTCACCGAAGTCATGGAGAGTTTGGTCGGTGAGCGCAGACGGGAAAGCAACTTTGTGCCGTTGCCCTACAGCTCAGCCGAAATAGAGAGTATGGCGGAACGTTTGAAGCTTGACCCCAACGCTCTAAAGAAGAGGTTGGTGCAGGAGTTTGCCAAAGGGGGAGTGAGGAATGAGGAAGACTAGTGGTGAAACCAACACTGAAGCAACCGTTCAACAGGACGCCAACAGCACCGCAGGAAGCACCAAAGCTGTTGAGGCGTCGACCGAAACGCCGTCCGTAGAAGTGAACGAACGGACGATATTTGATTACATTGGAGTAAGTCCGCTCAACCCAAAGCATGATGACGACGGGTGGAGTTATTATTGGGCTTCTGTGAGTGACGGAAGCAACATTAACCAATTGAAGATGCGTGGGTTTGATTTCGTTCGTGTTCACAACGAACGGGAAATCCCGACGTGGGGCGGTGAGCGGAAAGAAGACGGAACCGTAACTCATGGGAACCTAATCTTGATGAAGCGACCTAAGGAGCTATCCGATAAAGAGTCAGAAGCCAAGCGACGTCACTATAAGCGATTGGCTAATCAAAAGATAGAAGAAGCAGAAGAAGAGTTGAAAAGAGAAGGTGCTGAACACCAACCGAACCGAAGCACCTTCTACTTTGCGGAAAATCCTTTAGCGAAATAACAGGGGGTGAAATATCATGGCATCGTTTTATACGCCTGTGCGTCCTGCAGAGTTTTCGGAAATCAGAAAGCATACTTTTACGGGGTCGCTTCCGGAAGCTCTGTTGGGGCATGGTATTCTTGTGGCAATGGACACCAACAACGGCGGGGTTACGCCTATTTATTTGACAGGAAATCAGAGACCGTCTGATGCTATGCTTGGTAGCGTTACTACCTTGTGCGGTGTAACGGTGGGTAGCAACCAAGAGGTGACAGACCCAGTGTTGTCCAGTCGAATTGATTATGCCGGTCAGACGCCGACCAAGCGTATTTCTGTGGCGGATTGTGTTCCACACAGGGAACTCATCGTTCAGCCCATTAATAGTTCTACTGGGGAAAAAGACGTCTCAATTGCCGTTCCGTCCAATATCGGAAAACCCATTGCGCTTTACGCACAAAACTATTCAATTACGGTAGGTGGCACTACTTATTGGCTATATGCCGGTGCGGTGTTATCATCGAACCCCGTCGATGGTTATATTGTTGGCATTACGGCAGAAAAAAACCTGATTGTACGTATCGTTCGCGGTAAATGGATTGAGTTGGCTTAATGAGGGGGTGATAATATGCCTTTTCCGTCGATTGAAGATGTAACCCCCCGCGTGGTGAAAGGGACTGGAAGAACCATTCACATTGATGACTTCGCACCGGTAACGGGTGTGTCCAAGCACAGGGGTTGCTTTGTTCGGTGGAGAATAAAGAGCGGTGGAGACCCCACGTTGGACACCATCCGTCTGTCAAACAATAATGGGTGGAACCCCATTGAGACTGTTACCGGAGACGGGAACTACAGCAACAAGCCTTTTGGGATTATAGATAGTTATCCCGAAAAGGTAAACGAGTTAGACGGGGGTGGTGTTTACGGTAAGCTTACCGTTCATGAGTTGGGCAGTGAAGTTCCCGTCTTGGTGGCATTTAGGTACATGAACGATAACGGTAGTATTGACGAACCGTCGGTAAACCTTATCGGAAAAAAGGTTTGGGTCTACGGTTTGGATGTAGACATAGACGGAACCACCTATACCGTTGCTGTGGCGTCCGACATGGCTATTCAAGGGACACCGTCTTTTACCGTAGTGGACGTCATTAGCCCTTTACCGCTTGTAAAGAGTATGCCACTAAATCCAAGAGACTACGGTTGGTTGGTGGTTGCCTTAGACAGCAATTTCTTGGTGGATGGTGCTGTAGCACCGTCGTAATAGACGATGGAAGCGGGATGGTTTTTCGCAACTGCAAACTGGAAAGAACATGAGGAGATAAGGGGATTACCAGTCCATCCGGACGACCTAGATGCTGGGCTGGTAATCCCACAATATGAACCCGTTGCTGTTCGGGATGGATACATCCGTCCCTTATATGCAACCCCAGATTATACAGGGATTGTACTTTCTCTATCGTCTCTGCCGACGGGTAGAAAGTTTGCAGGTTTTCCTATCGACAGCCCATATGATGACGATGGCAACTTGAAGACTGAGCGGAAACTGTGTATAATCAGAGACGGAAGGGTAATACTTCCTGCCGTAATATCACCACCGGCAGAGGACTGGTTGGTGGAAGGAAAAAACTGGTATTTTCTGCTCAATCGTGATACAATACAGGGCGAAAAGCGTATTGTAGCCTATCTATTCGTAACGGAAGACCCGTTCATTTGGGATTATTATTACATTAGTAGAGCTGGGATGTGCCGTGTAACAAAGCTACGGCGTTTTTACGTGGGTGGAAACCAATGGTGGCTACATCAAGCAGCCTGTAGCTTCCATCCATCATTAGTGTTTTCGTGGGAGGGTAGTTAACATGGCAAAACAAAAACCGCCTTTGGGTACAGGAGAACGCTTTAGGCAGCTTACTGCAAAGTTGAAGCGTAGGGGTGTAAAAAAACCCGAAGCTTTAGCTGCGTGGATTGGTAGAAAGAAATACGGGAAGCGTCGCTTCCAAGAGTTAGCCTCAAAAGGGCGAAAGAGTAAGGGCTAAGGGGGTGGATTGTTATGATTTCTAGTGGACAACTTAACCTGTTGCGTGTAGGCTTAACTGAAATCTTGATGAGAGAGTTTCAGAAGCCGAACATTTATGGACAGATTTACGAGATTGATAATTCGAATAAGGAGTATGAGGAATACCAGCACATTGTGGGGCTTCCTGCGCTTCCTGAATGGGACGCAGACGGCTCTGAGTTGCCGTTCATGAGTGCCACGAACGGATATAAGGTGTTGTTTGTGCATAAGGATTACGGTTATGCATGGGCAATCTCCAAGCGTCTGATGCGGGGCGACCAGTATCAGGTGGTGTCGGGTCGTCTGACGCGGACGGCGGTACGGGCGGCGCAGAACACCATTGAGCTTCTGACCACTGCCTTCTATGCCACCAACCCGACTTGGGTGGACGGAAAGACTTTGTTTGCTACCGACCATCCGATTGAAGGCGGGAAATACAGCAACAAACTCAGTGCTGGACTGGACGACACGTCGTTGGCATCTGCTCTCAATCTTTTCCGCAGGGCGGTAGACTGGAGAGGCAACCCGATTATGATAGAACCCGCAGTGCTGATGGTTCCGCCTGAGCTGGAAGTGAAGGCAAAGGTGTTGGTGGGTAGCATGGCATATCCCACCGTGACAGGGAACAGTTCGCCGTTCCAAGCCAACGCAGGAACCGCAAATCCGTTCAAAGGCACACTGGATGTTATCGTCAACCCGTACTTGACCGATACCAACGACTGGTTTGTGTTTGCTTCGCCGAGTGTTGGTTCCCTGAAGTTCTTCTGGAGAGAGAAGCCCAACATCGTAACCGAACGGGACTTCCGCACACAGGGAATTATGAACGCGATTACGATGGCGTTTAGCTTCGGTGCGGTAGATGTTATCGGTATGGTTGGTTCTTCTGTTACGTAGTTTGAAATAGAACCAAAGGAGCAGGAAGGGAACAAAAATGATAGAGATGCTTTCGCAGTGGCAGTTTTCTTGGGTTTGTGTTTTGGCAGGGGCGATTGGTGGTCTCGTCAACGCCATCGCCTCTGCCGACTGCTTCGTTTTACCGTCGGTTTCTGGGCGAAAGATATTTTTCGCTTCTCTCAAATCGGTTCTCATAGGCGCATTCATTGGGTTTGTGGTGGACACACACCCCGTCTTCTCTGCGCTATTGGGCTACAGCGGAATGGACGTCCTGCAGATGCTGGAGAGTAAGGTACGTGGACGTCTAATGACGACCACAAAGGATGGTGATGAAAATGCTTGAAAAGCTTTTCAAGCGTCAGCTACGCAAATGGCTTGAAGAGAGGGCACTGAGGCTTCCTGCTTCACAGCGTAAGAAGATTGCCGATACCCTTCATGTTGAAGAAGAGGTGGTTGAAGCCGTAGAAGAAGCCATCAGAGCCGAAGTCATTCGTTATTTGGGTTTGTAGATTTTTCACAACTTTTTTCGAAAGGTTCCCCAACACGGGGAACTTTTTTATTTAAAGGTGCGTCTAAGTAAACGAGAAACCAACGCAGAGGGAAACGGAAATGGAAAGGCGTTTCGTTCTCGAAATCCACATCAACAGGGAATTACCAACAAAGGGAAAGGCGGTTTCCATTAGGTCTGAGGAAGGCGTCTTTGAGGAAAACGAGAGGTTCGTTCCGCTTGTATACACGTTTTACTGCGACAGTGAAGAAGAAGCAAAGGCACAGCGGGACGAAATCCTTTTGCGTTACCCAGACGCTCTAGAGGAAATCCGAGAGGAAGTAAGAGAGAAAGTGGGGTGAAAACAATGGAAGCCTTCTGTGATGTCTGCAAACGCAACGTAAAGGACGCAGAGGAGCGGGTGGTGGTAGGAGTAAAGATGACGCTCTGTCCGTATCACGTTCGCAGGTTCTTTGCGTTCCACCCGTTCATCTACATTGACGGCGACATCACCGCAGAGGACGTCGGTGAACTGAACGACGGCGTGGTGGTTGTTCACTGTCAATCCACGCCTCTGGATGACGAGTACCCAGACGAGTACATGGCGATGCTAAGCGTTTTACGCCATGCTTCTAACGCCATCTACGGTAGCGGTCTGGAGAAGCGGGGGTTGTTGTATATTGTGCTTAACTCTCCGCTAACCGCTTCGGCTTGGTATAGCGGTATACCACCAGACCTAATGCGAAACTTTGTGCGACCCGCCGTATGGGTAAACAGTTTGGATTACTCCATCCGTATCGGCGAACGTGTGATGGGAATAAGGAAGTTTATCAATGCCCAGCAACACGCTTTTCCGCCGACACAGGTTTACCAATTTCGCGGGAAGCCGTCGCCTCAGACCATGCTGAACATGGCATGGAACCTTTGGCGAAAGCAACATGAGGTGTATCTGGAACGAAGGAAAGCAAAAACCTACAAAGAGAGGGGGATGGAAGAATGAGAAAAATCCTGCTTACCGTTTTGCTTTGTTTGGCTGGTGGGGTAGCGTTTGCCCAGAACAGCAACCCACCCGTCGGCATTCGGTTCTCGACACCGACACGTATCCGTGTAGGTGTAGAGACTGCCATCAAAGTTTTTCTGCTGAACCCGTATCGGGACGAACAAATGACGCTGACCGCTACTGCTTCCTATTCGGTCGGCGAAGCAACGGTAGAGACGTCGGCTTCGGTAGACATTACCATAGACAGAAGCCTCGAAGTATCGTTGGGAGTCGGTTTGGGTACGCTCTCTCTGGTGAACGGCACCGCGACTTTTGACGGACGGTCGATAAGTGGAGTACGAAACAACGATAACGTGTGGACGTTCAATGTAACACTTCCTGCAGACGGCAACGAACATGCGTTAGAGCTTCGCGTCATTCGATAAAGGGGGTAAGAAAAGATGCCATTAAGACAAAACGAAACAACCGTTGTGCTTTCCGACACACAAGCGTCGGTACGGTTTTCCAACGACGTAGTGATGGTTGTAACAGACAACGGCGAAGTGAGCATCAAGAAAGGCAACGACGTGTTCGGCTATTCGCCTTCGCGATTACGAAAGAACACCACGACGCTTTCTAAAGTTGGTGAAAGCACCGAAGGTTCGCAAAAGTTTGCTGTAGATGAGACGACGACCTTGAACATCAAAACCGAACGAAGCGAACGGCTAAGCGTAGAAGTGTTTTTCCATGAAGCGACAGAAGAAGGAACCGAAATTAGCGGTTGCTTCATTACGAAATACAGCGACTGGGGGATAGGCTTCGTGAACAGCGACAGGTTTCTCGTTAACTTAGAGAAGCTGTTAGTCCTGTAAGAGAGGAGATGAGAACCATGCGCAGGCTATTCATGCTTGACAGAGAAGGATTAGACTGGGCGTTACGCATCGGTCAGCTAAATCTGCGTTTCCGTATGGACGGTGTTGTTATCCAAGATGTTGATAACAAAGGAGCGATAGAAGCAACTGCCAAGCTGGTAATAACCCGTCCAGAGGTTTTACTACCACAGCTACGTGGATATGTAGCAGGGTGCGGTTGGTGGGTTTACTTCCATGTAGGGAAAACGGGTGTTACCGTTAGGTATACCCGTTTGAAGGAAGCAACAACCGCAGAACTATTGCTCAGCATAGCCGACAGCGAAGGCATAGAAAGAGACGTCGGCTACGTTCGGATGGTGCTGGACGGCAACTGGAACCTGCGTGGCTGTGCGGTTTCGGATGTTGCGCTAACAGAAGATTTTCTACGCGGGTTGATATCCAGCATTCTCCAGAAGAAGGCAAAGGAAACAGCCCAAGAACCGGCAGAAGAAAAGGGGGATTAGCAGAAAATGAAGGAGCAGGGGGATGGTGTGGATAGCATTACAAGCGATGTTTTCCCATATCGCCTTGTTGAAAACGGAGCCGACCCTACCCCTGTTCCTTTTATCTTTTCTTTTTGTGGGGTTGCTTTCCGTTGCCGTTAAAACGGCAGAGCCGTCTGTTGCCGATATAAACGCCCTTCTTTTTATTTACACAGCGTTGGCAGTATTGTTTTCGCCGTTCACGGCAGACGTGGTATTGGTTGCATTCTTTGCAATTTTCTGCTGGGGGTGGAGCGAAGCGTCGTCAGACACACAGACTAAGGGCGACTGGGTGGAAGCGACTGACGACCTGCTTGTTCACCGATAGGGCTGGGTTGTTGCTACCGATAGGGCTGGGTTGTTGCTGTGGTGTGTGTAGTTTGCGGTGCATATATATATTAAATGTGTGGAACGTTTTCGGAAGAATGGGCGTCTAAGAAAGTGAAAACCAAAAGAAAGGAGCATAGCCAAAATGAAACAGCAGAGAAAAACAGGAGAGTTTACGCTTCACGAGAACAACACCAAGACCATCATCACGGCAACATTCGCCAAGACGGAAACTGAAGAATATGTAAAGGAATACGGAAAGGCGTTCGGGTGTGTGGTGAATGTTGCACTAAAGAAACCGGTTTGCCATGTCTGGATGGAAAGAAGAGGAGAGGGCTACCAGCACAAGAGCTACGAGTTTCAACCTGTAGAGTTTTCCGTACACAAAGAGGCAGAGGGCTTCTGCGTAGAGGTAGATGACTGGACGCTTCGTCTCTATCAATGGACGGATACTGCTTCATATTCGGTAGAGTTGTGGAAAGGCGATACCTTCAATACGGCAGTAGAATGGTGGAACTACAAGGACGGAGCAGTAACCGCCTACGCGGAAGGAGACCTAAGCGGGTTTGTGGAGTTTGCAGAAACGGCGTTAAGTGAAGGAACAAAAGACGCAGAACATGCGTCTAAGTAAGTGAAAAACCCAAAAGAAAGGAAGGCAAACGAAATGGAACGGCAATGGAAACTCTTCAAAAGCGACTGCAAAATCTTGGTGACAGACGACTGCGTGAGTGTGGAAAGAAAAGGAACAGGTTTCTCTGCAGACCACAATCACCAAGTTTGCAACATCTGGAAAGAAGAAACCAACAGGGTACGCTACAGGGTGTTCAATTTCATAAAGTTGCCGACCAAAGGCGAAACCGAAGAGTTTACCATCGTCAAGGGCAACTGGGTGGTGGAGTTTACCCGTTGGTTTGACGGTTCGTACATGTATGCGCTATGGGAAGGCAACCGTCGTGTGAGTACCCTAGAATGGAGTGAAGACGGAAAATCCGCATACGTCGACGGTGACCCTTCAAGCTTCATTCGATTTGTGGACGAAACAGTCTGAAGGAACACCGAAACAACGGAACAAAACGAACACAATCTGCGTCTAACCAAACGAAACCCAAAAGAAAGGAAGGTAAACAAAATGGAAGGACACCTGAAACTTCGCAAAGGCGACTGCTACGTTGCGGTAACAGAGTGTTACGTTAGCGTAGAGAGAGACGGAACGGCATTCATAGCAGACGCCGTTCGCCCTGTCTGCAACGTATATCGTGTAAACCGCGAAACCAACACGGTACGCTTCAAAATCTACAATTTCGAAGCGGTAGCGTCTAACGGTGAAACCGAAATATTTACCGTCAACAAAGGCAATTGGACGGTAGAGCTACACCGTTCGGTGGATGCCCAGTCCCATGCGTTTGACCTTTTTGAAGACGGCGTCTTTACGGCGACTTTGGAATGGAAAAACAATCACAGGGGTTTGGGCGCATTCGTCTACGGCGACCCTATGTGTTTCGTCAGGTTCGTAGAAGAAACAATCGACATGGAGTAAAACCGAAGCGGAACAAAACGGATACGGTTTGCGTCTAACTAAAAAAACCAAACAAAGGGGGGCAACAACCATGAAGACCATTCAAAATCACAACGACGTTGGCAGGTTCATCTACTGGTTCAATAAACTCTGCCAACGGGTTTTCGAAGGTGGAAAACTTGAACCGTTCCAAGCAGACGCAACGGAAACCAAAATCGGGATTTACGGTTTCAAAGACGGCAGTTGGATAGAAATACCTGCAATTGCCGTAGACTATCGGAACGGCTACGTACCAAACGGAAGCAAAGCCTTCTCTGCTTTTGGAATGGACTTCTATCTGTTCAGGGGTTTGAACTGTCCTGAAGCCAAGACGGCAAAGCAGGAAGGCATATTTCGGGTGGGCAACAATCCCGAATACATCACAAAACAGGTAGCTATCGCTTGGGTGAAACTGGGTGGAAAGGTTGCGTACATCAGGGATTACGGTGCTTTAATCTGCGTCGGCAAAGGCGACACATGGCTATCGCTATACGGATAGCACCGAAGCAAAAGCACAGGAGAAACGAAAATCTCCTGTGCTTTTTTTTGTTTTTTTTCGAAAAAATCCCCCAAATCGTGAAACTTTTTCGTGTGTTCCTGCGTCTATATATATGGAAAGCAAAAAACAAGGAGAAAGGAGCAAACGAAAATGAAACGGTTCTGCGTTATCGGTATCGACCCTACCCGCTATTGGACAGACGGATATGGATACTGGAGAGATGACGAAAGCGGGAAGGTGTTCGTTGATGACATTCTCGTAACGCTGACGAAAGAAGACGCCTACTGGGTAGCAAAGCACTGTGGACAAATCTGCTTCCTGTATGTGGATAAGGAAGTCGAGAAACCGAATGGGTATCTGGTGGGAACAGAAGAAGAAGAGACACTGAAAAGCCTTTTCGAAGCCGAAAGGATAACGGGTTACACCGTGTTCCACAAAAAGCCCAAAGAAGAACCACAGTGCTTTACCATCGTGGACGACCTTGAAGGTTTACCTGAGAAACTTCGGGAAACGGCGAAAGCGGTTTTCTACGAGTTTGTCTACGTGAAGTAAACAGAAGCGACGGGGGAACGAAAAAAAAACATTCGTTCCCCCTTCCAAAAACGCAAAATCTGTGGTATAATAGAAGCGTGAGAAGAAAACCAACCAACCAACCAAAAGGAAGGAGCGTAAAGAAAATGACCATCACCGAAGTAATCTCCTATAAGGCGTTTCCACCCGAACACGCCTACGCCTTCCTGAGGAAAATCCGCCATTGCGTTCCTCACGAAGCGATTTTCAAGGAAGGCGTCTGCCCAGTCGGAAGCTACCTCGTTCCTTTCGTCGATAGACTGGGTGGAGTAGTAGCGTGGTTGCCTTTCTCAACGGAACCGAATACGGAAGGTGTGGTTTACGTGAAGGTTCCGTATCCGAAAGACGGTTCTAGGATTTACCGTGTACGTGAAGACGGAACACCGGAAACCGTCTGGAAACAAGTGAATGAAGATAACTAAGGAGCCGAAAGATGCTACGTGTCGTCTTGGGTTTAATTGCGTCAGTCTGTTTCGTGGTGTTGGTGGATAAGGAAACCGTCCAGTCTTTCGTAGGATGGAACCTTCACAATTTTCCCTTTGTGGTAGCCCTTTATCTCTATCCCTACGCCGTTAAGGGCTACCGCATTCTGAGGTTTTATCTCTACGCATGAGCAGACTGACAAAATGAAAGACAATATTGTCATTTGGCAGGAGTTTGTCCTGCCTTTTTTGTTGCCATGTAACGTTGGGCGAAAGGAAAGCGAAGGGTGAGAAAGAGAGAGGAGAGAGGAGAAGGAAGGTTGGGTGCCCAACCTTCGTTTGCGTGTTTTTCCCCCCACAGACCCATAGTTCTCACCTGTTTTGTAGTTGGGGCAACGATTTTCGTTAGTTAGCGACGCACTGTGAGCTGAATTACACTTCTTGGCGTGGTACTGCCACGATGTAATTCGGATTACACATTGTTGTTTGGTATCGAAGCGTTGTAAGTTTAATTACACTGTGTTGCATGACGGCGACGGCGTGTCATTCATCTTACAATTGGTTGTTCGGCGATGTTTTGTAAGCAGGATTACAACCATTCGACGGGTAGCGATATTTTGTAGGTAGGATTACAATCGTTTGGCAGACGGTGATATTTTGTAAGCAGGATTACAATCGTTTGGCAGGCAGTGTTATTTTGTAGGTAGGATTACATTTTCGATGTGGCGATGGCATGTAATTCTTCTTACAATTTGTTGCCGGTGTTATATTGTAGGTAGAATTACAAATCGATTGCGTGGGCGATGCTATGTAATTCCTCTTACATTTTGTTTTCCGTTGCGTTATAGTGTAAGAAGAATTACAAACCGTT